GTAGTGTGTAGCGGAGTAGCCGGACTAGTGGGTCTAGGGCTCTGCATGAGGAAGCCTAAGAAACATGAATGCGATATCTACGTGAGGTCCCAACCACAATACCAAGTGGAGGAATTCACGGAAACCCTGCTGGAGGGGTCGCAGGGCCAAGAGGGCCCGGACGAATCCAGCATCTCCACATCGACGGCGTACCAGCTGAGTGAAAGTAAGCCCATGGTCATCAACCACAGGCGGATCGCACAACGCATGCACCGGACGTTGGCATATAAGCTGGCAGAGGCAACCAAACTTAGGTTTGGCTGTCCAGACAGAGACGGTGCCAATCTGAAGGCTGTTCGAAAACATATTTTCGATCAGATCCAGGAATTGGGCCTGAACAATTCTGATGCTGCACGGGCAATTGACCGTGCAGTGGAATTGGTGTTTGTGCCAACTGATGAGGAGATATTTGCCGCCGGCATCCCCCGATGCATGGAGGCAAACAGGCGACTGCGCCTCTACAGGTATGGTGAGGCGCGGACTTGGTGGGAACGGTTCAAGTTTTGGGCCAACCCCACCAAGTGCCTATCAAGGCGCAGATGAGGGCGCCTGGTAACTATGTGTGGACGGTCAGTGAAGAGTGTGCTGACGGAAGACGAGCGTCTACAAATACATAGGTTACCGGGCCGCCCCGATCCCAGAAAGTATGTCCAACTCGATGGACTATCTCCAGACTTTCACTTGGGAATATTTAATGGAGACATAGACACCTTGGCATGCGGGCTACTTGAACGTATGTATTTCTGCAAGGTGGGGGGCCAATTTGTTGAGCCCCCACAAGTGTCATGGCATCATGTGGAGCGTAAATTATCATACTTCCGTAAAGCACTTATTAACAATTGTGGCAGACCTCCGAGGCTATCTCTACAAGAAGTTGTGGAGACATATACCGGTAGAAAACGCACATTGTACTATAATGCTTACGAGTCACTGTTACGCAAACCACTCCGACGGAAGGATGCCACGAGTAAAGCATTTGTAAAAGTTGAGAAGGGGAAACTAGGATCTGCGCCACGTGTCATTCAGCCACGTGACCCTCGTTACAACCTTCATGTAGGACAGTACATCAAACCCATTGAACATCGAATCTATCGGGGGATAGCCAAGATTTTTGGTGACGGGCCGACCGTCATGAAGGGGTACAATGTATTGGAGATTGGGTCAATCATCAATGGCAAGTGGGAAAGCTTTAGCAAACCCGTTGCTGTTGGAATTGACGCTGTAAAATTTGACATGCACGTGTCGAAGGAGATGCTTGAATTTGAACATTCTGTATACAACAGTGTGTTCAAGAGTCGGGAGCTATCCACGATACTTAAGTGGCAAATTTACAATTCTGGAGTAGGGTATTGCAAAAATGGTAAATTGCGGTACCGAGTCACTGGACGTCGTTTTAGCGGCGACATGAATACAGCCCTAGGAAATTGCCTAATAATGTGTGCTCTTGTGCATGCGTATGGCAAAGAACGTGGGATACCATTGAAGCTGATCAACAATGGCGACGACTGTGTCGTATTCATGGAAAGTAGAGAACTAGCCAAGTTCATGCACGGATTTGAAGAGTGGTTTCTAGAATTTGGGTTCAGGATGACCGTGGAAACACCGGTCTACGAACTTGAACATATCGAATTCTGTCAGATGCATCCCGTCCGCACCGACAGCGGTGTGGTCATGGTGCGTAATCTGTACAAATCACTCGCCAAAGACACTATGGCCCTCGTTTCGGTAGAAAATGAGAAGTCAGCCCGAACATGGCTAAAGGCAATTGGACAATGTGGAGCGTCGTTAACCTCTGGTATCCCTGTAGTCCAGGAGTTCTACCACCTTCTCGACAGACAATCGAGCAAGGTATCAAACATTATGCAGTCAGCACAGATGCAATCTGGATTCTCTATGCTATCGAGGAGGATGGAAGGCGGTTATGCACCCATAGCAGACACCACTAGGGTGTCTTTTATGACTGCATTTGGCCTCACACCCGACGAGCAGCGTGAATATGAGGCCCTATTCAAGGCCTTTGTGATAGACTATAATGTATTGCCACCCGATTCTACTTTACCAATAGACTTTAAGATTTAACTACCATGTCAGGAAGTTACTGCGGACCCTACTGGTCCGACGGAAAGATTCAGAAATCGGTGGCCGGGAAGGCCACAGCCGAGCATGCGTTCGACGCCACATGCAAGGCTCACGACAGGAAATATGCGGAGGCAACAACCAAGGAACAGCTAAACAAGGCCGACTCCGAATTTGTAGCCGAAAACATGGGCAAGGGGGTGGTGAGGAGCATTGCCGCCGCCCTTGTCTCTGCCAACCGCATAGGTCGGGCTTTCGTCCCTGAGGACGGAAACCGGCTCCGGGGGGCAGCAAAGGCTCCCCCCCAGTCCAAAGTCGTGCGAGAACCGGATCTCACCAAGGACCAGTTGATTACGCTTTTTACAAAATTATCCAGAAAGAATCGAATCATGACCAACAAGAACAACAAAAAGAAAGGAAACACCAGCAACAAGAAGCTGGGAGCGGTATCCGCCGCGTACTCGAAGACCATGGCATTGACGGCGCCGACCGCCACCACTCGTGGTGGCGGGCGCACCGTTATCAAGCACCGGGAATATCTAGGCCCGGTTGTGGGATCAACGACACTTCGTGTCACATCCTACAATCTAAATCCAGGCCTAGCAGCATCATTCCCTTGGATGTCGCAAGTCGCCACCAACTACGAAAAGTACATGGTGAAGAAACTGAGCGTACAATACGTCACCTCCAGTGGATCAACCACGGGGGGACGTGTAGGTTTGGCTTTTGGCTACAATCCATCAGAAGCAGACCCGACGAGCAAGTCGGAGTTCTTCTCGATAGTCCCAAACGTGGAGGAAGCCCCTTGGGAGGACATTAACATGACTGTACCACCAACTGGTGAAGTCAAGTACGTCCGCTTTGGAGGCATCTCCTCTGGGACGGTGAATACATATGACATGGGCAAAATCATCGTCATAGCCAGCAACACCCCTGACAGTGAATCCACCATCGGGGAACTGTTTGTAGACTACGAAATTGAATTGTCCAGACCACACTATGGTCGGGTGCTGTGTATGGAAGCAGTTTGTAACGGTGCCACCTCCGGGTCGGCATTCGGATCTTCACTCTCTACCATCCGCGGCGTGCCCATGCTGGCACGGGAATCAGGAAATGTCCTCAGATTTCTCGTTGGAGGAAATTTCTCCTTCGTGTACACAGCACTGGGCACTGGGCCGCCAACATATTCTGGTATCACATACTCTGCCATACCAGGAAGTAACGGCTCTGTAACCCTCGATGTAAACACTGTAGCTGCCGACGCGCAGACACTCAAGGTGCTATTCTCAAATGTCACTCCAGGGGATGTATTTTATCCCACTGGATCCGCATGGGGCTTGACCCAAGCGGGGTTTTCATTAGCACCTTTCAGCATCAACTAGGGGCAGTAGCCCCATCTCCATCAAACCACAAAAACAAAATAAAAAGGCGTAGCCAATCTGGGACCATTGAGCTGGTAACTCATCAGACCCCATAAACCAATCGGAAGCAAGGTGTACCGGTTGGGGGTTGGTGGGCGCACGTGTACATATGCATATAGAAAAGGAATTGATGGAGGCCCTACGGGGTGGAGACAAGAAGAAACCAGAAGTGGTTTCCGAGGGCGTCTCCTAGCAAATACTTAAACAGAAC